TTTAATAATGATTTTGTTCTTACCACGGGCGACTGTGGCCAAATTTTATCAAGTAGAAGTGATCAACAAAACATTTTTCGTGGTCTCTTTGTTGCTACCAGTAATACTGCTGGATACTGTGTTCCTCTCTTTCGAGAGATGTTCGACGGTCTTCAACAGATGTCTGGTGGTGGTATTGAGACAGATGATGCTCCTTCCTTCCTTCCTAACATGGGATCCTGCAGGGTTCTAGGTTCTTGTCCTCCGAAAGTCCGTCCTAGACTTTCAGAAAGAACCCTCCTCAAGAAGTCTCCCCTTTTTGAAGAGTTTTCCTGCTCCAATCCTAATGTTAAGTTTCCGGCTATCCTTACCTCCAAAGATCCTCGGTGTCCCCCTGGAACGTCTCCTCTCCTGAACGTTTCTAAGTATGCTAAGTTTCTTCACCCTATGTCAGCTCTCCGCTTGTCAAAGGTTGGATTATGGATAACGAAAACTTTTACCTCCCATGCTCCTCATCTCGCTCGAGTGCTTTCTGTGAAGGAATCACTCAATGGTCTTCCAGGTGTTTCTGGTCTTGATCGCATGTCCCTTTCTAGTTCTCCTGGTTTTGGTTGGCTCCAAGATCGAGGAGGCGCCACCGGTAAGGGAAAACACTATCGTGTTGACCCTGAAACTGAAGAAATTTCGATTTCTGATCCGGTTTTGGAACGTGCTGTTGAACGTCTCATTGAAAGTTCCTCTGCGGGAATTGTAAGTGAGAATATTTACTATGTTGACTATTGTAAAGATGAGTTGCTGAAACAAGCCAAGATTGATTCTGTGGGCACTAGGGTTTTTTCCTGTGCTCCACAGGAATACCTTATTGTTTGCAAAATGTTTTTTGGCGCGTTCGCGAAATTCATTACTGATTTTCATGAGGTTTTGCCTGTGAAGATCGGTATGACGGTTCGCTCGGCCGAGTGGGATGTGATGTGGAAACGAGCTGGTCGCGTTGGAAAGTTTGGATTTGATGGAGATGTCAAGGAATTTGACGCCTGTGTCCCGTCCACGCTTGCCATTGAATGTGTTGAGGCTATCAACACATGGTATCGACGCTATGACAAAGACTGGACCATTGAGGATGATGTCGCAAGACGAACCCTCATGGAACAGTTTTATCATGGAAAACACATTGCCGCTGATATGATCTATCAGCGAGAAAACGGAACTCCAAGCGGGCATTTCCTTACTGCTGTCCTTAACAGTATGGTTTTGCTTGGTTTCATATATGCTGCTCTTATTAACAAGTACCCCGATTTGACTTTTGATGAAGTCCTTGAACTTGTTTTTATAGCAGTGTATGGTGACGACAGTGTGGTTGTGGTTGATGACTCAATTAAGTTTACCTTAATTGATCTCAGAGACTACTTGGCCACGCTTGGTGTCATTGTTACGCCTGGAGATAAATCGCTTGACTTTGAGAGAATGAAACCTCTTTCAGAGTTGTCCTTTTTGAAGCATACTAGCCGCATGCTTGGAGACACCTTCGTACCCATTATTGAGAGGAGCACTATAAATGCTCTTCTTAATTGGGTGCGAGTTCCCACTGGTGTTTCTATTGCCTCAGCCTATCGAGATAGATTGGTTGATGCTTTGGCTAACCTTGTGCTGTATGAGAGTCCTGAAATTTTCAACGAGGTTTATGATGGCGGTTCTCGCTATCTTGCCTCGAGTTCGAGTGTTACTGTCCCTTTGCCAGACCGAGACGAAATTGTCGAGCAAATTATTGTCCCTCATTGGGATGATGCATTTGTTCGGAGATTACGTGCATCGTGGTTTGGTGAAGAGACTGGAATGGTTATCAAACAATGCTCTGACTCCTCTGGAGGAGCGAGCATTTTAGAAAATTCCGTTCAAGTCGCTGGACCTACCATTTGGCAAAAGATTCCTGTACATCACAGACCCCGAGTTTCTATGGCATCAGTCAAAGTGGATTATACTACGATTGTTGAGAAATGGTTTAATGTTGCTAGTTATCCATGGTCCACCGTCGATCCTGTCGGAACGTCTATCGCTTCTCTCAGAATTCCTGATGAATTAATTACTAACTCCCAACTTAAATATCCTTTTGAAAACATGAAGTATTTTCGCTGTAAGTCTATCACTGTTAAGGCCACTATTAATGGAACCAACTTTCACCAAGGTTTGGTTAACATGAATTATGGCCCCATGTTGTGTAAGACCAAAGGATTGATTTACCCCGGAACGAATAGAATCTTAATGACCTCTTTGCCCTATGTTGACATCAGCGCTAATGGTAATCAATCTGCTCAGATTGAAATCCCATGGCGTCATTTAGAAAATTACATTGATATTCTAGATGCTACTGATGGAAACATTAAGGGTTCATTGGGAACTCTAAACTTGAAGGTGTTTAATCAACTTTTCACTACTGTTAATGCCACAAATACTCTTTACATCACACTAAGCGTCAAGTTCAATGATCCTGAGTTTCACTTGCCCAGACCTGTTCCCTTTGTACCTTTGGCTACAAGAAACAAGATTGTGCAGTGTGGAGCACACAATTCCAAGGGTGACAATATTAACAACTACAGTACCATAATTTATGGAGGTGGTGGTAATACTGTTACCCACGAGACGGAAGGTGATGAGCTTGATGCAAAAGATGTTACAGAAACAGATATTTCTAATGGAACGAGGATGGATTACCCTAATCAGGGAATGAATCCTCTCAAGTTCTTTGAAACTCCCGCTCCCAATTTGAATTCTTGTGTTGGTTCGTTCTACGGGGAAAAACTTACGTTGTACCCCAAAGAATGTGCTCCCACTAAGAAATCCGATTTTGGAGTTGAAGATGATGAGATGTCCATTGAATATTTGTGCTCTAAGAAAACTTTCGTTGCTTCGTTTATCTGGACCACGGCTGATCCTGTTGGAACAAGACTTTTTGGAGGCTTTTTGGTCCCCGCCCAGTATTGTGTTAACTATCGTCCGAATCCTGGTGCCACCACCACCACTTTGGAAGCTGGAATCCCAATTCTCGATTACATTACCGGGTTGTTTAACATGTACCTTATGCCTAAGCTTATTATGACTATTAAAGTCGTTGCAAGCAATTTTGCTACAGGTAGGTTGGTTATTGCCCCTATGTATGGAGATCAGGATGCCACTTTCACCGCTGGTGAGGATGACACGCAAGGGTTTTCTCTAATTTCATTAGAAGAGAAGACCAGAGAGTTTACTTTTGAGTTTGATTTCGCCTCCAACACCAATCTGAAAGAGTGCACAGTTACGTATGGCGGGAAAATTTCGTCGGTTGCTATGGAAAGGTTTTCCGTTGGCACCTATGCTATTTTCGTTGCCAATCAGTTGGCTGTTGGAGAAGGGATTCCCACCTCTGTTGATCTGAATGTTTATTTTAGCGCACCTGGTATTGAGTTTTATTACTTCGCACCAAGAGGTATTGCACCTGATAGTGTCGCTCCTGCTAAGAAGCGACCTCTCAAACGTGTGCCTAAAAATGAAGATTCTGAAGATGACATGGTGGTCGTCCAATGTGGTGGGGACTCTCCTGTGCAGAGTGCCTCACTGGGGGATGCTTCGAGTGATTCCACTAAGGCCAATGCACCAGCGATCAAGCTGGGAACTGGTTCTCTTAGTGGATCAATCGATCATCTCGAGCGTTGCGGCTCTCTCCGTGACATTTGTAAGAAAATGGCCTTTCTTCCAAGCGGTACTTCTTTTCAACTTACTGTCGCCAATAGAACTTTTATTGCCATAGATGTTTTGTTTTGGGAAGCTTCGAGGATGAAGTTGATTACCAACTTATACGCAGCTTGGAGAGGAGGTTTGCGTTTTATCACAAACTTCTTTCCTAATGACCCTTTAATTAATCAGATACCTTATTCCGTTGCCTACGTGCCCGGAATTGTTGACCCCAATTTGCCTTTTTCCTATATAACGCAAATGGGTAATCAACCCTACGTGTCTTTTGGTCGATCTGCTGAAAATGCCCTCGTTACTACTGAAACTTCTTTTACTACTAAATATAATTTTCTACTAACTCCTACTGCCTCTAATTTCTTTGCCACTACTACTCTTTTTGAGCCCATTGTTACTACGGATTTTAGAGAATTTACCAATCCTGGATATCTCTTGCTTCTTGCAAGAAATTCCATTTCTGGTAGTATTCTCATGTCCGCAGCTGACGATTTTCGATGTGGAATTTTTATAGGTGCAGCGAATGTTGATGTAACTGATTATGACGCTGACTTATAGCTATTTTCTAGCCACTCCGCAGGCTTTCTTTGCGGTTCTCTTTTCTTATTCTGTTTATGACTTTTTGCTGAGTGAGG